GAAAAACGCCAGCGATGAGATTAAGATCCTACAGTCAGATCTCAATGCCTCGTGCGAACAACTGCGCACCGGTGTGCGGGAAATGCCGGCGCAAGAAGAGATGTTTGACGGTGAGGATGACAGGCTTGAGCAATGTAGGCGGGTGGTGAATGAGGCGCGCGGCCAAGGTTGACGCTAACCAGGCGGGGATCGTGATGGCTCTGGAGCTGGTCGGTGCCAAGGTGCAGTCGCTTGCCTCGGTTGGTGATGGCGGATTTGCTCGTTGGCTACAAGGGCAAGCTGTCGCTGCTCGAATGCAAAACCGACACGCACAAGCGTTACCGTGGAGTGCTTACCGAGGCCGAGGCCAAGTGGCACGATGAGTGGAATGGGTATCCCGTGTTTGTCGTGTTGAGCGCGTTGGATGCCTACGATGCTGTTGGTGTTGAGTACGAAATTTGACGGGCGGTCACATGGTGTGGCCAGGGCTCGGGGTAGTTACTGACAGTCAGTTTGGGTATATGTAACGTGCACCGCCCCGAGCCCAGCCCGTCATAACACGGAGCCTTGATGCTTGAAATTGAGACGATGCCGAAACGTGGAAAATGGATCGGATACGTGCAATGGCAGGGCGGGCTAAAACGAGCCGGGAGAGCTTCGACATTTGAGGCAGCACTTGAGCTTGCGCGGGAGTTGGCCTCGAGGCTCGACATCGTTGGCCATATTAGTGTCGGTGCATCATACGGCAAGATCGAAATCGACCCAGCCGAGCAACAGGGTTTGAGCAAGGTGCTGCATGGGCTTGGTGGCGACAACAAGACGCTCAATGAGATCAACGTGCAGCTAGGCCGCATCCGGGCAAGGATAAACAGAGCAAGACGAAAGAAGAACGACTGATGATAGGAGTTGCTGGGTTGAGCCGTTGTGGTAGTTCTGTGTTGATGATGATGCTCGACGCGGGCGGGCATCCAGTCTGGGGTGAACCGCCAGACTACGAGCCTAAGTATATGCCCTACCCGCCAGAGTATATCGACGTTGCGGTCAAGACGTTGGTACCTCACCGATTCGGTGTTCCGCTTGGATGTGACCGATTCATTTGGCTTGACCGCAATGTTCATGAGCAGGCAAAGAGTCAGGTGAAGATGGCAGAGGCGAAGGGTATGATGGTCAAGCAATACGGCCGCAACATGCAACCGGTTGAGCGGTTGATTGCCGTGCAGACTGCGGAGAAGAACATCCCGATGGAGCGTAGCTTGGCTCTTGGCGCGTTGGTTGGCTACAAGCTGATGTATCTCACCTACGAGCTGATCGTTACCGAGAAACGGCGGACGGCCGAGCGTGTTGCGAAATTCACGGGACGGAAACTCGACGTTGACGCCATGGTCGAGATGGTGATTGATCGGGATACGAAGTGCCTGGATCGAATGGCTGAGGTTGATATGTTGATGGTGAAGCAAAACGGTTGACGAATCACGCCCACGCTCGTATTATGCAAACACCTTAGCGGTTCGGAGCTCTATCCTTTGACACGGGAAAAGCCGCCGGTCGGCAATGACCGGTGGCGACCCCTTGACGAATTCAATTCAAAACCGCACACGTTGGAACAGGAGCCAACGTGGCGACGAAATCGAAGCGGAAGCCGTATAAATCACGAACTGTTTTTACAACGAAACGGGCTAATCGGTTTCTAAGTGTGTTGGCGAAAGGCGGGAGCGTAAGTGCTGCAGCTGGGGCGGTTGGGATATCTCGGGTTACAGCATACGCACTAAAAAATAGAAATCCAGAGTTTGCTAAATTATGGGAAGAGGCAAAGGAAACAGCCGCCGACCGCCTTGAGGATTTCGCCCGTGCTGTCGGGACCGAAGGCTGGCTAGAGCCAGTCTACCAAGGCGGTGAGCTTGTCGGGTACAAACGAAGGTTTTCGGTTCCTGTTCTGTTGACGTTGCTGCGCGCCAACCGCCCAGATAAATTCGCGACGAAGACCGTTGACGACATAGCGCCCCCAGAACCACCGCCAGTCGTTGAGGATGAGGTTGACCTGAGCTTCGACGATGACGGCGGGGACAGCGATGCCGAAGCGTAGGATTCGGCTACGCCGCAGTGCCGTCAATCCAAGTCAGTGGACTGGCCTGCATTGCAGAGATCCGTACCTGCTTTTCTCGGGTGGTGTCGGTAGCGGCAAGACAACCTTCCTTTCGATGAAGCTTTTACAGTTTCTGTCAGAGAACGGAAACACGCCAGGGCTTGTCGTAGCTCCGACGTGGCCGCTAATGAAGGCGGTTACGCTGCGACGAATCACGTCGACACTGAAAAAGGCATTTCCCGGAATCAAGCCTAGACTTCGCGACCCGAGCGGTGAGCGCTATCTTGATCTCGGTTTCGGCCCTCGTATCTATCTGCGAACCGCATCGAACCCGGGAAGCATCGAAGGATTTGACGTTGGCTGGGCTCTCGGAGATGAGCTGCGGTGGTGGCCTAAGTTGTCGTATCTCAACTTCATTGCCCGCGTTCGTGTGGCTTGTGCGTTGTCTCAAATCGCATGCGCATCTACACCAGAGCTCGGATGGATGTCTGACGAGTTCAGAAGCGGCAAGCCTGGTCGTGCTCTCATCACCGTTCCCACAAGAGAGAATGCCGCGCACCTTCGCCCCGGGTACGTCGAGGACTTGCGGCTCAGCTACTCGAAGCGGATGCAGGACGCGATCCTTGATGGACTGTTTGTCTTGCTTGAGGGCGCAGTTTACGAGTCGTTGGCCGCCGACATTTGGCGCAGTCAATGGGTAGTCGATTACAACCCAGCCGAGAACAAAGACCTCAAGACTTATCTGGCATTCGATCCGGGCTACCGAAAGAGTTCTTGGTTATGGATCCACGAAGTACGAAAAATGGAGTGGGTTGTTTTCGACCAGATGCAGCCAGAGAAAACATCGGACTGGGATTGCGTAGATGCAGTCAATGCCCGAGGCTGGCCGATCGATGAGGTTTGGTGTGACCCTGCAGCCGAGCAAACCCAGAGTGCTCTCGACTTCGATACCATCGACGTAGCCAGGAGAATCAACTTCAGGGACAACGACAATCCGTGTATCCGCTACGTGCGCCCTCCGTTCACGTCAATCAAGTTTGGCGTCGACAAGGTGCGCACGATGTTGGGCGACCCGGAGGCGGGGCTTCCTATCCGCGTGAGTTTTGCAAAGCGGCTCGAGGAGATGGAACGGGGCCAGGCAAGAGGAATCGTCAAGAGCCTGCAGAATTACAAATACCCGGAAGAGAAGCCAGACCGGCCGGTGAGCAACAATCCGCTCAAGGATGGCGTGACCGACCATGACAACGACGCCTTTCGTCAATGGGTGGTTGGCATGTGGTTAACCAGCCCACTGAAAGAGCTTGACAGCGACTTGCGCAAACGAGCACACGTGAAGTCTGGATATGTGGAAGCTGCCTAGCATGCAAACCAAAGGAAATGACTGATGTCAGACGATCTCGGATTCGACAAGGTTGAGGGCCAAATCAAACTGATCAAGCAAAACGGCTCTTACATGCAAATCCATTTTGAGGGTCACAAGCCAGGAGGGAAGGGACCACAGGAGCTTGCCGAATACATCGCCGCACAGGTCCGAGAGCAGTTGCCCTCCCCACCGTCCGAAGTCATCGCTCTGAAGAATCAGATCAAGGCACTTGAGAAAGCTGCGGCGGATCGCGATGCCGAGATGGCTCAACTCAAGAATGCCGCCAAGCGGGCGAAGTAACGACCGACACCGCCAGTGGTTGACAGCGGCGACATCACGGCCACACTGCGGCAACAGGTTCGTAACCTGAAGTCGGAAGGCCGCAAGCGACTCAAGGTCGAGTATCAGCGAGCAATCAGCTATCTGAAGGGCGACCAACGAAACGATGTTGAGCGGTTGTTGGTTGACCGGTTCCCATCGACGCAGGATGCCGACTCAGGGCAGCGTATCGCCCCCGTCGTGATGCCGATGGTTGATCGGTACGTGGCCGAAGCGTCGACAGTCTACAATCGGACCGTCAAACGTTCATTGGTCAGCGAGGATGGGACCGTCAACGGCGAGATGACCAAGACGTACAACGACGCACTCGAGCGAGCCAAGTACGATGAGGTCATGCACGCAAACGAGAAGCTGACGAATCTCATCAAGACAAGCTGCGTAAACTTCGAGGCGAAACGCGGCGAGCTGAGACCGGCCATCAAGTACGCCCATGATGTGTACCCGGTGATCGGCGACAACGCCGAATTCATCGAGGCGGGTGATCCTGACGATTATGCCGGGTTTGTGGTTGAGCTGTTCTGGGCTGATGAGGACATCACCAAAGCGCAAAAGCGAACCTTTGTTCATATGGTCCGTGAGTCGTTCACGTTCTACACGGGCTCGGAGCCTGACAAGCCCGATAAGGTGATATCCGTTTGGGATAATCCCTACGTGTGGCCGCAGACGATCGAGGAGCTGAACCCAGAGGACGGGACACGGAAGCTCATCAAAGGCACATTTCCCGGCCGCATGCTTACGTTCTGGCACACGTCGCTACCGATTGGTGAGCTGATCATTGACTCCGACCCGACGATTGTCGACGCGAACCGCGAGCTAAACGTTGCTTGGTCGCTGCTCTACGACACGCTGCGGTTTCAGAGCTACGCGATACCTGTCTACAAGACGAACAAGCCCGACACGAAGGCACGGCGAAAATGGGGGGCACGATTCCCCGCAGTGATCGGTCTCGATGAAACGTTTGAGATGGCATCGGCGGCCGTCAATTACACCGAGCAGGTGGAAGTGCTCAAGGTGTTCTCTAAGCAGCTTGCCGTGACTCAACGCGCGTCCCCGAATGACTTCGCAATCGACCAGACTGCGGCGATATCCGGCTTTGCCAAGATGGTCGATTCACTGCCGAAGATCGAAGCGCGTGACGATAGAATCAAGAGATTGCTCTACCTCGAGCAATTCGTGTCCTGGCCACGTCAGTGCGCTGTGCTCGTTCACCTGGGAATATTGCCAAAGTCAGCTTTCGGACTGAAGTTGCGGACCGAATTTGACAAAATCACATTCCCAGAAACCCAGGGCGAACGGGCGAAGCGCATTGAGACTGATACGAAATACAATTTGACGAACCCGGTCGATATGCTCATGAAGGAACGTGGCTTGACTGAGGATGAGGCAAAGGAGACGCTCCTGCGCAACGCTCAGCTCAACGAGGAATTCGGCAGCAAGCCCCAACCGCAACCAGTGGGCGGGTTTGGTGGCGCGCAGTCGGTTGCTCAGTTTGGCGGATCGATTCGGCAGCGGCGCTCACAGTCCCGGGAAAGGGCCGGTGATGAGAGAACTACTGCACGACGAGATCGACAAGATAGAAACGCTGAGTAACAAGGCTCGTCAGACAACAATCGAAATCGTTGAGGCCGAGCTACCCGCAGCGCTTGAGCGCACTGGCGACGTCGTGCAGGCGTTGGCCGAGGTCGCGCACGCTGTCGAGGAGAAGATGGCCGATCTGACAACGGAGGCGTTTGAAGCCGGTGTTGAGTTCTCAAGAAAAAGGAATCGGGTGAAATGAACGGCAAAGGCTCAAAACCACGCCCGTTGAGCGTGAGCCGCGAGGAGTTCAACGAGCGGTGGGGGGAGACGTTCAGGAAGCGTGTCGTTTCGTCAGGCGGAATGAACGAAGGCAAAACGGAAAAGATGAGGCGTCATCTACAAAAGCTGTATGACGATGGGTCTGTTCAGATTTACCACTCAAAGACAGGAGTGGTTGGTCTTCTTGAGGACTGGTGATGTTAACCGTCAAGCTCATCCGCAAGCGCGCCATCAACATGCCTGAGTTTCGGTGGTCGAGGGAGTTTTGGGACAGGTGCGGCAAAGTCGTCGAAGGGTCGACGCTCGACATGATTCGAAGTCAAACGACGATGGATGGGAGCCGAATCAAACAGAATGCGCCATCAACACGTGAGCGAAAGCGCAAGAAGGGTCGGCCTCGGCTGTCGCTTGTCGATGAGAAACACCGCTTCGTGAAAGGCGGCGGTCAGAGCTGGAAAATCATACGCTACCTGCCACGCAATACCGGCATCGTGGTTGCGGCGGCAAACGCCGAGCTCCGCAAGCTGGTCAGGTACGTTGTAGGGATGGGATACACAGGATGGCTCGGGCTGTCGTCGAAATCAGAGAAGGCCATCAGGGCATTGATTCGCGAGGAAGTGCGGCGACAATTCAGGGCCGCAGCGAGGAAACGATAGTGCCACGCTACGACGAAACATGGTCAACGCTCGTTCGTCGCGCAGTCGACCAAGGGGCCATTGATGTACGCACGCTGATGGAGCGTGCCTTTCAGATGGGGATGACCGAGGAAGCTGTGATCGAACAGCTCGAGGCCGACCTTGCTAATGACGGGTCGGTCTTCGGAAAATACTTACGCTCGCTCGTTGGTGCCGCAGAAGCGTCGGTGGTTGCTGCCACTCGTCAGGGGGAGCTTGTTGGACAGCTGGCAGAGGACGAAGAACTGCGACGGCTGACGGGCCTGGCCGATGTCGACGACGTGATTGAGGAGGCGTTGAGCGGCGCCGATCCCGAAGCTGCGCATGAGCTCGAGATGGCTGTTGCTGACACCTATGAAGAAACGTGGATCTGTACGCTGGTGAACACGTGCCCTCGATGCTTGCCGCTTCACGGCGTGACGTTGTTACACGAGGAATGGGTGCAGCGTGGATTGTTGCCAGAGGTCATGCACGACGGGTGGACGTCGAGCTGTCATTGCCGTCTCGTGTACGCCCGGCTCGTCCGCGGCAGACAAGACCTTACGGCGCCACTAGTGCGCAACAAACAGAAGCCACTGACGAGCGCACGTGGATTCAGAGCGCAGAAAAAGACGCTGCGTGCCGTGCTGCAAAACGATATCGATCGCGCATTGAACGCGCGTAATGATGCAATGCAATCACTCGAAGGTAGGCGAACCTTACGCATTGCCGGACAACTCAAGCAAGCCACACCGGAGACCTGAAACATGGAGGATCGCAATGAAAGAACAGAACCCGAAGGATGTGAAGCAATCATCCCCGGACCAGACTTCGACCCCGAAGAAGAAACCGAGCAAGAAGGGCACGATGATGGTGGACGAGCCCAAGAAGATACCACAGTATCGCCTGAAATACGGCCTGCAGAGGCGCCTTCCGACCTGAACAATCTCGCTTACTCGGATGGATTTATAGCGCTCGTTTACCGTTGCGGGCTCTGCGGCAAAACCGGCTTTGTTCCTGACCAGGGTGCCATGATGGCATCCGAGCGCGGTGTCGGTGTCGCCATCAAATGCGCGCTCTGCAAGGGTGACATTGTCGTGAGGACGAAGGCCGGAAAGAAAATGCAACAGCTCGTGCAGCCGGCCAACGTTCACCAGATGCCGCGCAACAGACACGAGCGACTGGCGCAGCTGAAAAAGATGCGAGACGCGGCGAAGGGGCAAGGATGGAGAGCCAAGTGATTATTCCGAAACGGTGCCGGATTGGAGGTCACACGATCGAGGTTCGGCGTGATGCACGGGGCCGCATGGACAACCGACGCATGTTTGGCGAGTGCTACGGGCTCACGAAGGAAATCTTGATCTGTGAGACACCATCGAAGACATGCGAGGAGGAGACCTACATTCACGAACTCATCGAGCACATTGACACACTTTGTGAGATGAATCTTGAGCACTGGAAGATCCAGACAATGGCCGTGATGCTGCATCAGGCGTTGTCGAGTGGGCACGGTAGAATTGACGACATAAACAACACTCCAGACCATGATGATCTCGGGCCGGTCGATGCGCAATGGCGTGATTGGGTTTCTGAGTCAGCAAAGGCCGTTGCGAATGGCTTAAACCGATACGGTGACCCGAGCGAACAGGTCGATAAGCCAGATGGTATCTGCATGCACAACGAAAACCTCGAGCTACATTGTGCCAGATGCGTTGAGCTATTTGAGGAGTGGCGATTGGACAAGACACGAGAAGCGCCGCAACTGGTGGGCTATCCGCTCGGCAACGGAATGCCAGGCTCACCAAACGGAAGGTGATCATGTTTCGCCGATATGACTGGGAGTGCCAAAATTGCCAGGCCGTCTTCGAGCAGATCGTGCAATTCCCGCAAGCCGACCCCGCACCTAAATTGCTCGGTGATGTCGAAAATGATGATTTGACGTGCCCGGCATGTGGGGGCAACACAGCGAACGCTGAGCGTCTCATCTCATGTCCGGCCGAGTACCATGGCGAAAAGCAGCTTAACCCTATTGTGCGTGGCGGTGAGCACGACACCATGGGGTTTAAGCAAGTCCGCAAGCCAAAAGAACTCGGCGAGCTTCCCGACCATTCAACGTATGAGCAGGCCCGCGAATACGTGAGACGCCCCGAGTATCGGGAATGGCGGCGGGAGAAAAAGGCCGTTCAGGCCGAAAACAAAGAGAAGCGCAAGCGGGCTGACGCCCTAGCCCGAGGTGAACCTGTCAATTTCAGGCGCGACAAATGCGCTGGAGATCCGAAAATATCAGCCTGACGTTTCAGGCTTGACAGACAACTCACGAAAACCTCACACGTAGAAACAACAGGAGACACGATGTCCCGGACCAAGCGAGTCAGCACCAAGATAGTCATCGACATTGCAACCGGAGCCGTTGAGCACCGCGAATCACACGACTATTCCGGCCAATTCGCCCTATGCGAGGGCGAGGAGGGTGACACTGGCGATACCGGTGACACCGACGACAAAAAGAAAGACACGCAAACCGAGACCGTGGCCAAGACCGCGTATGATGAGCTCAAGGCCAGCTTCGACTCGTTGAGCGGCGAAATCAAGAAACTGAAGACCGCCAGAGACAAGGCCACCGATGACGATCGGCTGAAAAAGGGCGAGCACGAGAAGCTGATTGCCGAGAAGACCGCAGCACTCGAAGACCTTGAAGCCAAATTCGAGAAGCTCGGCAAGGTGGTCGAAGGCTACGAGAAGCGAGACACGCAGAAGGCTGACGAGTTGCTTGGCTCATTGCCAGAGGACGTTCAGGAAAAAATCAAGCCGTTCAAGGACAAGATGACAACGGCCGATTGGCTCGACTTTCTCGAGCTGCAATCGGGAATGTACGCTGGGGACGAAGACGGAAACGAGGGCGGCGTGACAAAGAAAACAACCCCACCTCCGACCGGCAGCGTACACAAGGGCGGACGAAAGACTGGACGTGAGCTTTCCGCGCCAGCAAAGGAAATCCTCGGCGAGCTGATGCGTGACCGAGAGGGAACAATGACCGAGAAACTGACAAACCGCCGATCGCAATCGGCAGACGGTAAAGGCGCCAGCGCATTTACCAGAAGCGTTGAGTCGTTTTTCGGCGATATGGCTACGAAGAAAAGTGAGGAAATGACCGTTGCCAATGCCAACAAGCGGTTGTGATTGGGACGGGTTGAGGAATCATGGGAGGCATTACCAGAGATAAGACAGGCAACCATGGGTCGGCGAACGTCGTCGAAACCTACCCGTCTGCCTCTGGCATTGCCAACCGAAACAACTCAGAGCGCTTCTCTGCGCCGGGAGAAAGAATCCCGGCGTCGGAAGCCGACAGCCGCTCAGGAAACTGTGCGCAGTGTGGCGCTCCCTACGAGGACCATTCACTCATAAGCGAATGCCTTGAGTGTGGGTCCAACAACTTCAGGGGGAGGCGTTTGTCATGACGTTGACCCCGCACAGGAGCGCACAACATGGCACTGACGCAGGCGGTAAGCCTCAAAGGATTCGAATGGGAGCGTGAGGTCGCGCAAGGCGAGGTACTTTGGGTGCCTGGCGATCCCGGCGTGACCTACACCGAGGGCGATCTAGTCGAGCATTCGGCCGGCCTCGTAATTCTCGGCACTGATTCCGGAAACGGAATGGTTGGCCGTGTCGAGAAGACGACTGTTTGCCCAGCCAACACGCAAGCATTCCCGGCCCCGGGTGATTTCTACGAAGCCGCAGACACTGCCGCTCAGAAAACCCTGATACCAATCCGGCCAATCATTCCGGTTGGATCCACAGTGCTCAAGGCAACCTTCGCCGGTCATCAGGACGAAACGGTTGTTTCGTACACCGCGAGCACTCGGGCGATTGCCTGCACCACCGGTTTCGGTGCAGACGATCGACCAAACGGAGCGTTGCTCTACGTCTACGACGGACCGGGCAAGGGCGAGGTCAATGTGGTCGAGGACTATGACCACACGGGTGGCGCCGCAGAGCTGCTCTTGATTTGTCATCGACCGTTCAATGCAACCCTCACCACGTCGAGCAAGTTCATCGTATTAAGCCAAACCTCGGGAGCTGTTGCCCAAGGATTTTTCGGCCGGCTCGATTCGGATGCGATGGGTGATGGCAAGCTCGATCTGACGGACGGGCAAGACGATGGCGATTTCACGATCTTCATGGATTGGCGAAAGGCCGCCTACTATCTCAACAACCTAATGCTGCCGGTCGTCCGCAGCTCGCTGCTCTACTGAGTTTGAGCACAGGAAAGGAGAACAACAATGCAGACCAGCGGCAATCTTAGTTATGCTCTCGATGAAGTCGTCAGCGAGGTAGCTTGGACCGAGTTTTACGAGGGCGAGTTCTTTGTCCCGTTCTTCTATCGGATGCGTCCATCATCTCGTCCGCGCGAGCGTGCGGCTCGCTTCGGTGGGCTTGGCCGGTATTCCGAGAAAACCGCAACCGCACAGGCGGAACGTGATCAGCTCACCCAAGAAGGCGAGAAAACCCTTGTCCATAAGGCATTCGGAAAAACGCTCGAGATAGAGCGTGAGTTGGTTGACGACTGTGAGTGGCCGGTCCTTGAGGAAATGGCTGAAGAGCTCGGTTATGGCGCGCGGTTCACGATGGAGTATGACGGCATCGAGCTGTTCAACGACATCGCAACCGGAAACACCTATACCGACGATTTGGGCTTGTCGATTGCGAACAACGCCCACCTCAACGCGGCTGGCGGTAATAGCCAGGACAACCTACTCGCGGTTGCTCTTGGATCGACCGGGCTCAAGACTGCGCGTCAAGCCGGGCGCGATTTCAAAAACGCGCGCGGCGAGCTCATGAGCGCTCGGCACACGTTGCTCATCGTCCCGAACGAACTTGAGGTAACCGGTTGGGAGCAAGTGCGGTCGTCGCTGAAGCCTGACACCGCGAACAACAATATCAATTTCTTTACCGGAATGTCGATGATTGTTGTTGACCTGCTCACTGACGCGAACGCTTGGGGCCTGATCGATCCGCGTCTTATGAGGAAATACCTCAAGTGGTACATGCGCATCATGTTTGAGACTTGGGGTGATGGCGATTACGACACCGGTACCAAGCGCATCGGTGGCTACTATCGTGAGAGCCATGGTTGTCAGCATTGGCCGTGGATCGTGTGGTCTAACCCCAGCTGATTTTTCCTTGAAAGGTAACATGGGCCGTCCGGCCTAACCGGGTCGGACGGACCCACCGCCCGAGATGAAAACGCTTGCTCAGAAAAGGAGAGTGGCAAAATGAAACGCCCTCTGACCAAGATTGAAAAAATACTTTTGGCAGTTTTGGTTTGCCTTGTTTGTTTGGCCGCAACTGATACCGACACTCTAATCATGGGCCGGTTCATCGTAAGCAACGATTACGATGGCGGCCCGACGTGCTCGACAGCGAGCGGCGATGGCTCAATCTGCGTTGACGGTGACGTCGAGATGGAAGACGATCTCGACGTCGGCGACGATGCCGCGATTGCCGGCGCGCTAACGGTTACAGGTGCGACTGCGATGAATGGTGGTATCACTTGCGATACCAATAAATTCACCGTGGCTGATACGTCGGGCAACACTGCCATTGCGGGGACGTTGACCGTTACTGGAGCAACCGCGCTCAACGGTGGTCTTGCGATGGACACCAATAAATTTACGGTTGCGGATACGTCCGGGAATACAGCCACCGCTGGTACGTTGGCATGCACTGGTGATTTCGCCATCAACACCAACAAGTTTAATGTGACTGCGGCCAGTGGCAACACGGCTGTCGCAGGAACCCTCGGCGTGACCGGCGACGTGGCGATCAACACCAACAAGTTCAACATCACCGCCGCTAGCGGGAATACAACCGTTGCCGGTACTCTCGGCGTCACAGGCGACGCAACGCTTTCGGCCGGAATGACGGTAGCGTCCCCGGCGATATTGCACCAAGTAATTAGATTCTGCGGAAATGGGCCTGATGGTGGAACAGAGACGTTTTTGTCACCAGTCCCATTCGATGACACTGAAGCCGATTTTATTGATGGCGGCGCTGGCTGTGATGGCGAGGATGACACAACGATCGGTAATGCCGATGAACCATGGCCATTGCTGAAAGATGCAGCATTCAAACCGGTTGCCGCCGTTTGTACGGCGATATGCACAGGCGCAACCGCGGCGAACGATGCTATCGTCTTCAAGCTCTATGACGACACTGTTGCTGTAACAGGCGCCACTTGTACCACATCTGCGCTTGGCGGTGACGCAACTGCGGCGCAATGCACCTGGACCGATACAACCCCAGCGACTGTTGCCGCAGGAAGCCTGATCGCAATCGGCATAGATAACACTGACGACGACTGTAACGACGCCGGTGATGACTTCAGCTGTCTTGTTTATGTGACCTTCTGAGAGGTGAGCCATGATCGAGCGCATTGCAAAATGGGGCATGGCGTGGACCGCCTTGCTTGGCGTGATTGGGTACTCGTGGATTGCCGGGAGCGCTACAGTTGAGACCGGCGAGGCGGAAAGTGCAAGGTATACCCGTGCGTGCGCTATGGCTGCCGGGTCGGGGTGGACCGCTCTGGATTGTTCGGCGGCCGCTGCTTACTCCGCAGCGCTCACCAAAAATACCAGATACATGATTCAGGCAATCGGTGGATCGCCGTATCTTGCAGTGACAACGGCTGGCTCCGGTCAGGATGCTGATTCAAGCGATGGGTATCTGCCAGAGGGATCCTGGCTGGAGCTGTTCGTCCCTGATGAAACAAGGTACTTGAGCTGCGACGGTAGTGCCGACAGCTCGACGCTTGTTTTCGTGGAGTGTCAGTGATGACCGCCGCAATTCTTGCATTGATGATTGCGTCACCGAGCCCGCTCATATTGCCGGGGTTGATGAGGCATGATTCCTCCCTCCAACTCCACCTCGACGACGACATTCCCGCATCGTTCGGCAACACGCGGGCGGCGCCGGATGTGTGGTTCGATAATAACGGCACAACGTTTTCGTTTACCAGCACTTCGGTAGATGGGGGTGGCACAGACGGTGATATATTCACTTACACCCTAGGAACAAACATGCTGACCTTTCCGGTCGGCACGTTGTATTTAACCGGGGCCTCTCTGCTGTTGGCGAATGATAAGTCTGTAATCTATGGTACAAATTATAACTATTGGGGGAAGTATTTAAGCGCCAGCACAGCCTTTACGTTTAACAGCACCAATATAAACGGCTCCGGGACCGATGGCGTGATTTGGTGGGTCGACGATGCTGCACCTTATTTCTACGTGGGCACATTAACCCAAGCCATTCGCCTGGACGCTGCGACGACGGATGGGGTGCTGCGATTAAGTGATGAATCGGCAGGAGCAAATCTAAAGCTTGAACTGGGAACCGATACTTATGGCTTTATGCAGTATACTTCTGGGCATACGTATTTCGGTGCATTTGATGCATATCGATTTAGCATAAATACTGGGGATACGTCTACAAGCTCCAACAGATTTGGAATTATCGCAGAAGGGGGTTCCGAGGTTAAAGGTGGCGATGGCGTAAGCTCCAATGGTATTTATTACACTGACACAATCAACCAATCAGGTACAGCGGCATTTTCGGCATTTAATATATCAATCACAGACACCGCTTCCGGCTCCGGCCAAGACTATCTGGCGAATTGGAGTTGGGGAAGCAACCAAAAGTTTGCGGTTCAAGATGACGGGACGGTCTTTCTCGGCACTTCTGCTAGTCAGGGGATTTTGCTGGATGGGACGACGACGGATGGGGAGCTGGCCATAACCGATGAGAACGCAGCCAACGCGACGTTGAAAGTCGCGGATATTAAATTGGATGATAGCGCGAGTGGGTCTGGGGCTGTGTCCATTTATGCCGTTGCCAGAGATGCTCTTAGCATACGCACAAGCGGTACAAGCACGGCGAATATTACAGGCGAGTTTAGTTTAAGTACGGGCCCCAACACTAATGTCGGTGACTACGATACTGGCGATCTACTGCTATATACAGGTGCAACTACCACCGACGGCGACACTGGAGACGTAAAAATCTATTCTGGCGCTGCTGGTGCTGGAGCTGCTGACGCAGGCGATATCTATTTCTCCGTAAATGGAGCGCCAGGAGGGGGTGGGACGACCGCTCTGACGATTGACGGCGGCACAGGTGCCGTGTTGCCGAATCGCGTTGTTGGCACCGATGCCCTAGCCGAACCATTTTCATGCACGGCTTCGGTTGCCGGTGCGGTTGTGTACGTAGACGACACAGACGATTCAGCGGCGGCTGTGCATTGCATTTGCTTTGCCACGGGTGACGACGGCGGCGGCAACCCAACGATGGATTGGCGCGCTGTGGCCGACCCGACCGGCACCGCTTGTAGCGCATTTTAAGGAGACAACGATGGCAATCGAACTAACCAAAACCTATCCCGTTCCAGGCTTTCTGCTGATTGGGCTACTCGGCCTCGGCGGGGCTGAAGCTATCATCGGGACTTATCAATTCGCGGCGACAGCCGAGGCAAAGCCCGGGGTATCAAACCCGCGCGTCGAGGTCGATCTATCCGCGAGCGGTAAGGCGTGTGTGGTTGGTGTCATAAAAGATGAGTTCTGTCCTGCCATCGAAGAACAGATCGGCCTGCCGGATGGGGCATGCACCCTCGCAAAGGTGCTCAAGTACAAACAGAGCAACATCGACCTGAACGCCGCAGACCGTGATGACCCGCCTGATGGTGTAGCTGAGACCGTTGTAATGGGGGCTAGGTTCTCGTTGCCTGATTCTCGAACGGTGACGATGCCGTAGGAGAACGTTATGTCCGGCAGTGGAAACGGCCGCAGTAGGCGGCATGACCTGACGACAATCAGTCTCATCATAGGTATCGTTCTAGGTCTTGCTGGCGGTGCGTGGTCCATTGTCTCTTGGGCGCAGTCCGTGTTGCCTCGCACCGAAGCCGAGCAAAAACACGAAGTGATACACCACCGGATATCCGAGGTTGACAGAAAAGCGGACAATAACGAACGCAACGTCGAAGTGATCCAGCAAACAATCGGCCGCGACGTCAAAACGATTAAGTGTCTTTTGACGGCGCCGAACCGAAAAGCAAAACAGAATTGCGGGTTGGGTGATTGATGCTCACGATTGCACTCGATGCCGGTCATCCGTCAAGGCCTGGTGATCAGGGCTGCGTTGTCAACGGGCTCGTCGAGTCAGATTATACGATCGCATTTTGCCGGTTTCTCGCCGCGAGGATACGACACTCTGCGGAACCGTTTCGTCCTGTTTTGATTCGCGAACGCAACGATGAAGTGTTGCCGCTGGCGGAACGTGGCGCACGGTCTCATCAATGCGCGGCCGATTTGGTTCTATGCGTTCACGTCAACTCATACACGACCGATCAGCTCCACGGCGCAATGGCATTTTATTGGCCAGGCGACAAGATGGGATGTGAGCTTGGCGATACGTGGTTACATGCGACATTGCCACCACTGGCAGTCAATGGTCGCCGTGCGATTGCTGCCGATCCAAGCCGTCCCGGTGACGAATGGCTACGCCGCGCGCGTGCAGTACTTGAGCCACACGAAGCGCGAGCGGTATTGCTTGAGCTCGGATTTGCATCCAACCCAACCGACCACGAGGCGCTGCAGGATCCGGCCACTCAAAGCGCAATGGTCGCCAGTGTCATGGTGATGCTGGCGCGCTACAGGCAAATTGAGGAGCGGGCGTGCTGGCCCGTGATTGAGATCTAAAATGGACCCGACTGCAGGAATATTCAAAGCATTGATTGCACCGGAAAACGCGGCCATTTTGGCCATCGGGTTTGCGGTGATGACCGTACTGATCAAGGTGGCGCCTCCTGGTCTCGGCGAGCACAACCTATTTGTGCGGTTGCTCCCGGTGCTACCGGTCCCAATCTGTATGGGG